TCGTTTAAGCAATCATCTGGGCCATAACATTGAGCACCGTTGGCAGCATCCAGCACTGCCTGCGCAGCGGGTGAAAGTTCAGACATAGAAGGGGTAATGGCTACTCGTTAAGTCCTAGGTGGTTCTTTAGCAAAGAGGTTTTGTTGTCCGCGATCGTTGGTGGTAACAGTCATCAGTATTGAAGGTTAGAACGTTCAAGTTTAGAGAAGACATCTTGCCTGTAAGCTGGGTCTCGATCATAACGTGGGTCAGACATAGCCTGCACCACTTCTGATTGACTGCGGAATGCATCAGCAGTCTCACGGAATGGTTTACCACTTAACATACGTCCTTCATAACCATTAGTTTCTTGATAAGCTGCTTGCAATCCAGAGACTGCAAGTTTAATCATGTTCATGTCACCAGTGTTGACTAGGTTGTCAAACGACTGGACAAATTCATCAGGCATAGAACTGCCAGCCCAATCAATTAAAGCTTGATACTGCTCTTCGCCACCAACAGCTTGAAACACTTGACTAACTTCAGCTTCAGTTAAGTCTTCTGCTTCAGGTTGCTGACCTTGCATAGCAATGTAAGCTGCTACAAGATCACTACTGTTAAGCTCACCCAACTGACTAAGAACTTCTTCAGAAATCTTACCATCATTAGCATAGAATTCATCGGAAGCTTTAGTAAGCAAATCAAAGGTTGGGTTTACTTCTTCTTCGTCGTCCCTTTGTGCGTCTTCTTCCCACACTTCTTGGGCATTAATATCATCATTGTTTGATTCTCCTAGTTTCTTTTGCAGTTCAAGGTAAGCTTGTTCCAATGCTTCAGCATCTTTAAACTTACCAGCCAGCATCTGTTGCTGATCTGCTACAGCCTGTTCACCAATAGCTAAAGCTTCTTGCTCTGCTTCGTTGAATTCAGGCTGATCAGCAGGGGTGGGATCATACGTCAGTTGTGCCATTAACAGTAATTACTTTAAGTTTACCAAGACCCACACTCTCTACGTAGTTGGGTGAACGACCAAGCCTGGGAGTACCAACCTTGGGTTTGGGTGCATACTTATTAGGTTCAGGTGTCCCCACCTTAAGGGTGGGTGCTTCCATACTAGCCATCTTAGATATAGTATTTTCCTGAACCTCTTCAGTACGTGGCGCTTCTACAGTCGTAGGTTTCTTAGCCGACCGGCGGCGCGTCTTCGCCTTCGGGACTTCCTGCCCCGGCTTGTTCATTTCCATTCATCATCTCCGGGTTTTTACTTGGGTCCATCATAGGACTTGAGGCAAATTGACCAGCTTGTTTTGTCATCTCCATTGCCTGTGCAGCTTCTTGTTGTTGCTGCGTCTCAGCTTGGATCTGTTCAGGTGTCTTCACCAGGTTCAGGTAATCAATACCTTGTGCTGCTGCAAGACGTTTGATGTACTCACTAGGATCAATGTACTTAGCAAGTGCTTCAGGACCCATAGTCTGAGCAATTAGAGTGACAAACTGTGTCAATGATTCTCGATCTTGTCCTCGACCCAGTGCATTAACACCGGCTACAATTTGTGGGCGGACAAGGTTCTTTGGAATCTTAGGAAGTTGGTTGCTACGTTGCAGTACCATCATCGTTCGATCCAAATAAGGAATCAAGAACTCAGTAGTAAGCAGTGAGAAAATACCACCTAACTGTTGTTCAAGTTCCAACTGAGTAAGGCGAACCTCCTCAGCAGTAGTGCGTTCAGATTGCCTGATGTTAAGTACAAGGAATGCATCAGAGATACGTTGACTAAGTTGATTAGCCATCTCATATGCTGTCTTAAAATCAGCAGTCTTACCCACCTGGATAACACCGACATCATCAGGTCTACCCTGAACGATGGCACCGTTACCAGCTTGGGCTATAGTCTGTGGTTTAGTAGTGCTAGAGGGTGACACAAGGAAGACCACCTTAGCAGCTGCTGCAGAGCCTTCTACCAATGCCTGAGACAATGCCTCAAGGGACTTGAGATCCCCAAGGAATTCCTCAACCCTACCACGACCATATGCTTCACCATCAAAGTGGTTCATTCGGAGGACTAGCCATGGAGAAGCACTCTTAGGTGCGGTGCTACGGGTACCAGGGATGATCTTATCATCAACCTCCTGGTGCCACACCCACCGACCACTGTCTTTCTCCATACGGACGTACGTATACACTTCTACGTCATCATCCATTGTGCCGACTCCGGTGGTACCATTCAACCCTCCGCCAGCACTTACGGAGTTAGGTTTAGGTGGTTCGTATCCTTTACCAATCAATTTACGATCGATAAGTTCTTTAGTTACAATCTCAATTACATTACCATCACCATCACGTTCTACAACGTAACGATTGAGCGGGTAGCTCTTGAGACCATCTTTACCCATAAAGATCAGCGCATTACCTGCAACGATCAGATGCTTTACAGCTTGGTGTACAACAACACGATCATTACTAGCATTGATATGATCCATCACCATACGTTCAATCTTACTGAACGATAGGTCAAGTTCACTACGAATCTGTGGGTCAAGTTCTTCACCTAGTTTATCATCTCTGATCTGTAGTTTGAAAAACGTAGTTTGTGGTGGGAGAAGTGCAAGCATCAATTTACTTGCAAGAGTTACAACAGCCTTAGCTCCCACTGATTGCCAAGGTGTTCTAAGAGGACGATGTGTAGCTGTATCTCCTTCTTGAATAATCAAGTAAGGAAGAGTTAACTTACTGCAGTGATAAGCTACATCAAGAAACTGAGAACGTTCTGTCTGCAGTTCATTATATCTATGACGTGCAGGGTTCACAGGTTAAGTCCTCCTGATGATTGTGAACCGACGTTCAGAGGAATCTTCAGCTGACTAGTTCCTCTACGAATACCCAGGCGCTGCCGCTCACTTGTCTTAGCACGTACACCAGTTTCACCAGACGTTGCTTGAAGCTGACGTGGTGCTGGAGCTGGCTGCTTTGGTGCTACCGGTGCAGCAGGAGTAGGAGGCAGAGGAGGAGGAGCTGGTACGCTTACTTTAGTAGAGCCACCACCGAAACACATCAGTTCTCCTCCATATATTTTAGAATCCATTCAACAACTGAACGTTGCCCGGATTGATACATAATTTTTTCCATCGAATCATTAGGCTTTGGATTGACGGGTGGAAATACTTCTTGAAGTTGAGAGACCATGGCATTGGCAGCGATGCCGGTGGTTTCAAGCAGATTTAAGGTAGTTGATTGCATTTTTTACAATGTTTAAGCATACATAGGTAGATTAGTGTTCGAGTGCTCAAAGAATGCGGGCATCCGCGCTGCCCTGGTGAAAGAAAGTTCGGGCGCTTTGCCCTCATACATAAGACGGTCGCTGGAATCCGTCCAAAATTTTTTGTCAATTTTTTTATCGGCTGCACCGACCTTCAAGGGTTCCATGACCCATTGGATTGTTGCTTTGCGGAGCTTGTCCAAGGAAGGAGACGGTCGGAGTCCCAACTCTTCGCAAACAATGGAGTTTGTTGCGACGTGGATCTGTTCATCTCGGCTGATGTCAGCAGAGACGGTTCGCATTCCAGAGTCACCATTAGCGCGGAAAAACGGGAGTAGAACAAAGAAAATCGAACGCTCTGCCACCATTGCTTTAAGGATGGTGTGATCAGGATGCGCAACCCAAGCTTGGCGTAGCGCCATGGCTTCTTTTTCTGCTTTGGGATCAACACCGTAAGCATTGGCGATGTAACCAAGAGCCAGGTCGTGGTTTTCTTCGTCTGTAACATTTGATCGAAGAATGTCCCGCGCCAAAGCCGGAACGTCAGTGGATAGAGCATCGGTGATAAAATCTCCAACAGGTAGTTCCATATGACGGAGAGCAAGAGCACGATAGATCGCTTCCTCTGCTCCCTCCTTCACTTTACCAGCAGTGGTTTGAACTGGTGTCCACTTACGCTTTCGCGCCATCAGTTTCTGATATGGATTCATCCTTCACCCACCTCAATTCCAAGGTCAGCGATAACTTCAGCAATGCTGTCAGGTGTGATATCACCTTCAGCAACAGTTGAAAGCTGAGTTTGAAGTTCAGCAACCATCTGGTTAGCATCAGCAAGTTGTTGGGCTAGCGTTGTATTGTTTGAAGTCAATACTGTCAGCTCAGCTTGAAGTGTCGCAATTTGTGCTGAGCTATCTCCACCAGCAGCGGCGGCACGAATAGCTTCAGCAATATTACCAAGCTGGACAATCTGTTCAGCCTGGAGTTTTTGTTCGCGTGTTAGCGGAGTGTAAGCGCTCGTCATTCTTGGCAGTCACAAGTAAGGTCATCAGTTCCTTCAAAAAGTTTTGCCAAGTAATCATCCACTTCTGCTTCTTCAAGAGCAGCATAAGCATTTGATTTATCTTGGACATCACCCATTACCTGAAGGGAATAGTAAAGGGATGTCTGGGGGCTATCCAGCCACTCTTCAATGAACTCATTATCATAAGTTACAACATCACTCCATGAGTTAAAGCTATAACCGTGAAGAAGCCCAGTGGATTCATAAAGACGCATGATGCCATCGGCAACACGTTTGTAAGCATCCCAGCCTACCTCAGAGGCGATTTCTACGTCTCCATAATCATATGTTTGTACTCCGAAAGTACCGCTGTCGCGATCGACAGTCTTAGAGATAGGTGGAGCGATTTCTGGTGTGCAAGTATAACCATCCAGATCTGTGCTTCGATAACTGCAGGAGGCAGTGGGCGCGATAGCAAAGGCTCGAACCATATCATGAGCGCGAGCGACTGTTGCGGCAGCATTAATACCATGCTTAAGGGCAGATGCAATTTCATAGGCTGCTGAAGGTACCACTTCTCCCCAATGGACTTGGTCCAATGCTTCTCCAAACTGCTCATACGTTACTCCGTATCGTCGCAGAAGGTTAGCAAGTCCCAAGATCCCGAGACCAACTTGTCGGTCAACCGTTGAGTCAAGGTATTCCCCTGATTCTCCCACATTAGTTTTACTATGCAATCCGCACAACTCGGACATGCCTTGAACAAATGTTTCGGGGAGTTCTTGGATTTTTGCAGCTCCAAGGTTGATATGTTGGAGCAAGCAAGTACCGCGTGAGGGCAGATACACTTCAAGACACACGTTTCCACGAATACGTTCTCCTTTGGAATCATATTTTACTTTGTTAAGCCAAATGTCACCACTTTTGATTCCATACAGGAGTTCTTCTTTGAATTCACAGGCTTCCCACCATTTACGGGTAATGTTGATACAACGCTTTACCCAGGGCAGTTCTTGACGAGGTGCTTGGATAAACTCCAATGCATCTGCATGATTCAAATCGAGGTGAAGAACTACAGCTCCGTTTTTGTAGATTCCTCCTCGGCGAAGTGTTTCGTTAAGTGAAGAATAGATTCGTCCAAAAGAGACTGGACCTGAAGCAGTGAGTCCCCTACCGTTTTCATGTCCGCGTGGTCGTAATTCACTGAGGTGTACTGCAACTCCCGCTCCATATCGCAAAGCGTGAGAAACAAATCGCCAAGAGGCTTCGATACCATTGGGACCCTCCATTGAGTCTTCAACAACAAATACAGTGCAGGACACTGGCAAGCGTCCATCAGGGTTGTCCATCCAAGACTGGACACGCCCAGTACGAGAGATTAGATCAGGCATCGGTGTCTTCTTCTTCTTCAGTGGTGGTTTTTTCAGCTTCAGTTAGTTGGTCACAAGCAGCAATAGCGCCCTCAAGGCGGCGCAGATTATCGACAGTCTCGTTGTATTGCTTGATGAGGTTTTCTTTCAGTTCAGTGGAAGTCATAGTAAATCAGAGAGAGTTGGTGGTTGATAGTTTGGTCCTTTGAGAACCTTCCCGTCTGCACGACGGATAGGCTTACCATCTAATCCTAGCTTAGACATGTTGCTTTTGTGGACTCGATGCATTGCCTCGTCCAGATCCCATTCCATGTTCTCAGCGTATTGATACGCTACATAAACAAGATCAGCAAGTTCTTTTAGACATGCTTCATATGACTCATAATCATGAGCATGTTTGAATTCTTTATACTCTTCATCGATCAAAGCCAGTTGCATACTCCGGTTCTCCGATTTGTTCGGGATCCCATATGCTTGTCTGAATTCGATTGCTTGTGTGCTCAAGTTCATTTTCTAAATAGTGGATGGCTTTTTTTAGATCATCTACTTTGCTGTCTTTATAACCAGCTCGGCAGATATATTTAATAGCGTTACCAAGATGATAGTTTAAACCTTGGTCTCGAATAAAATCCCACACCTCAATGTTTCCACGGGTGTAATGGGAGGGTGATTTGTTTACCATTTTTTAACTAAATTGGCAACGTTGTTTTGAAGAATGTAGCACTGCTCTTGCAATGCCATGAACACAGTAATGATGTCATCTTTATCAGCTTTTTCAAGCAAAGCTTCAATCTTCTTCAGTTGAAACTCCTGCTCCAGTGTTAGCTCGATAACAGGTGGGGGAGGGAAACCATTTGAGTGGTCGTTGTCTTTCAAAGTCATAATCCTCA